GAACTGGCGCACCCATCCTAAGGACTTCTGGAACAGAGGGTACGCAATGAGAGCATTTGGGTGCGCCTATGATAACGCACTCAAAAAGTACGCGAATAAAAAATCAGTCACCGAGGTCAAAACAGAATCAGAGCTCCCGGTGGCAACAGAGGGAAACGAAGTCTGGGATGCTACACCTCATGCCAAAACTCCACTAAGGTCGCAATTTGAAAAAATCAATCACCGATCCCGAGAACCAAGGTACTTGGTTCACAGGGAGAAGCCATGCACAATAACAGGGCATGAGGATAAAGGGTGAGAGTAGAGCTAAACTCAAGGTGGGCAAGAGTAAAGATAGGGGAAGGGTAGTTTCTCCCCAATCTATCCAAAACCAAAGCCAGGAATCGGGGAGTTTCTCCCCAGTGTCATAGAGTCAAGATGAGCTTGGGTTAACAGGGTCAGGAGCCATGAAAGCCGATAAACAGTGGGTTGACAGGGAGGTGGAGTTACAGAATATAGGCTATCTTTGTAAGGTGGTAGGAATATTGATAGACGCAGGCTATACTGGTCTCGTATTGGACGACCTGCTGACGGCCATAGAGAGATTACACGAGAAGAGGATGGGAGTTGTGAAACACTGGCAGGACAGTCTTGACTGGTCAGGTGCTGATGTCAGTAGCTGCACTGAGTACCTGTTCCCCCATCACTGTGGCATCTGTAGGAAGCCTGTCTGCAAGGTGCGTAGGCGACCAGGCCCGGAAGGGCAGGGAGGGGATAGCCTGAAGGGTAAGGAGGGGGGGACACCAACTCCCCACCCCCAAGATGAGGGAGAGTAATTGGTCCCATGACAATATCTAAAAAACATAGTCCTTTTATAGATACACACGACACCCCAACCGCTTTGACTGCAACAACGTGGCCCCCACGGGCATCTATCCATAGAGACCACCCATATTTTTATTTGAAACGAGGTTATATCGCCTACAAGGGTGCGTGGTATCTGTTCCGGGAACTGTCTTGGGGGACTCGGCGTTTACTGAAAAAGTTGCGAAAACGGGGAGTTCAGGCGGTATTTCTTGACCCTAACATTTTTAAGGCGTAAAACTGTTGAATAATTCTACACTAAGGTTGAGTGACTTCATGCCCGATGATGTAATTTTCCACAGCCTGATAGAGCCGTTTTGGCGCAAGTACTGGTTTAAGAGGTTTGAGCATGAGCATAGGAATTGAGAAATGTTTACTTTTGTTCTCTTTCTTTTCTCCGTGGTGTTTCTATTGTGGTGGGTTCATCATAGGAGATAACCATGACTGCTGAAAGTCCCGCCAACGGCGGGGATGCCCCTGACCCTGAGACTTTGGAGTACAAGAACTGGATTCATAACCTTAAGGCCGAGGCTTACCTGGGGGGCTCTGACGATGCTTGGTTTGTTCTGTGTAACATGAACGACATCCTCTCTGACCCGGACTGGCGGCAGTGGCTGGGGAAACCAATTGACAGCCTAACCTTTGAGGCAAGAATATCTGAAGAGTGGTCAAGTAGTCTCATTGAGGCCGTTTTTTTACCAAGGGGCTCTGGTTTCAAGGATGGCGACCGGGTTAAAGTAACACTTGAACGACTGGAGGCTGAATGAACTTTCAAGACCGCATTACCTTTGACGACCTGGTTGGCACTGTTGGTGTCGAAGGTTGGATCGTTCCTGGCCGGAAAGAGGTTAAACTCGCCGTCGAGAAGAAAATCAACTTGGCTGATATTGACCAGATCGTAGAGCTTCGGGACAAGCTATCGGTCGTTATCAAGAGGTTCGCTGAGGTGACGGAAACGGGATTTGAATGAACCGGGGGCGGCACGTGCTGAAGGATGAAGCATAAGGAGGTTTTGTGCAAAAGGGGGTGAGAGAAAGGCCAGCAAGCGCCTGTTGGGTTGGGGAGATTGGGAACTGGGGGCCGACTACGGTATCCGAGAGTCAGATGGCGGAAGAAATGGAATTCAGGGCTGCTCTTGCCCTACCAACCAACTCCGCCCTACCTCCGAATGAGAAGGTATTTCGAGACTGCCTTAATGAAATTTGCAAACAGACCATCTCAAGGGGTCTAATGCCCCACCGCATTGAGATTGACTGTAAGCGATCCGGGCCACAAACCGCACCCAAGAAGAAATTCACGGCCACACTATTTATGAAAGCCTACACGAAAGAGGGGTATTTTAGATGATTCCCTGTGGTGACAAGTTACTGATTAAGCCCGACCCGATCCCGGAGACCGATCCGGGCAAAGTGATTATCAAGCCCGAGACTGCCTTTACGGAGTTAGTGTCGGGAACAGTGAAGGCCGTCCATACTGGCTTCCATGCTACGGATGGCACTCTGGTGCCGTGTAGGTTTGAGGTGGACGACAAGGTTTACTACCAGCAGGGGCAGGCTCTGACGGATGGAGTTATCCCCGGCATGGTGTTGGTACAGGAGGCCGCCATAGTCATGCGAGGGGAGCGGGAAAAAGAGAAGCGAAGCAGAAGCTTTGCAGAGATAATTAAGATGCAGCAGCAAACAGAATAAGGGGGGTTAATTTACTTGGAAGAAAAAGAGCTGAACACACGACCGCCATGTGGAGTTCTTCCTACCGACAAGGAGCTTGCGGAAATGCAAACCGCCTGTTATGCTGATATGAAGAATAGGGCACAGTCTCAAACGATCCCAGTGGACATTGGAAGAACTCGGATATGGCTTCCTCCGGGGTGGGGTATATCTATTCGTTGAGAGAAAATAGGGAGGGGAATTGGAAGAAAAAAAGGGGCTACGCGATTCACGCGCCGACGAGGGGCAGGTAGCAAAGGAAAAACCGGAGAAGAAGAAGGTTGGGCGTCCGCGCATGATGTCCAAAATCCATGCGCTTTCCGACCGCGATCTAACCCAGAGGCTTGACAAATGGAAGGGTTTCACTGCCGTCCAGTTGATGATCCTGGAGATGAAGATTGCCAACAAGTCGGATAAGGAGATCGCCGAGGCCATGCAGTGTCACCCAGATACGATCAAGCGCCATCGCCACAAGTATGAGAAGGGTGTGTGGTTTCAGGAGATCGGCGATACTATGGTCGACTTCCTTCCTCTGGCGAAGATGTCTTTGAAAAAACTACTTTACGAGGGCAACCCGATTGTAACCATCGCCTTCTTCAAGGGGATGGGGGTTTGGAAGGACAGACACGATATTCACCACACAGCTGACCCGAAAAAGTTGCAGGCAGATTTTGTGAAGCGAGCCAGGGGTACGCTGGGGATAGAAGCTAAGGAGCAGTTGAAAGAGATGGGGATGGATGTGGACAAACCCGTAGAGGGCGAGGAGAAGTTCGGTGAAAATCAGGATTGATGTAAACGAAAGATACCCAGTTTTTTTCCGTGCCCCAGATCGAGCGAGACATGGGGCAAGGATAGAAGTCCCGGACGAAGTTGTGAAAAAGTGGGAGCAAGCACAGGAGGAATTTAACCAGATGCAGGATGAAATGGCAAAGTATTTGCGAGAGGAGTAATCTTTTTGGGGGCTACACAGGGGGGGACGGCGCAGGGCGGCGACTGCCAGCCTCAGGTAGAGACCGCCGCTCTCGCCACCTCAAACAAAAAAGACGACCTGGTTGAACTTGAAAAAGAGACCGGGAAGACTATCTACGAGCTTTTTGCGGGGCTGTATTTATCTCACCACATGATTAATGTCACGGACAAGGGCTCTAAGAGCTTTTGCCGGACGGCTCCCATGCACCATGAGATATGCGAGGGGTATCGCACCCATAATCGGTGTGTCGTAATTGCCCCGGCCAAGTTCGCCAAATCTTCCTGGACATCCTTTTTTCAACCCTTGACGGACGCAGCTCTCGGTTTGGTTGACGATGACATCCTGTTGATCTCGAATACTGGACGGCTGGCGGAGCACTGGTTGGAGTTAATCAAAGAAGAGATCGAGAACAACCAGGACATCCATCACGATTTCGGTAATCTCAAGGGGGGGGTCTGGCGGCAGGACAGGATTAAACTTGCGACTGGGATCCAAATTGTATCGCTGGGCTTGAATTATCAGATCAGAGGAACGGGTTGGGCTAAGGTTGTCGGGGACGACATGGAAGACGACGAAATGGTGGCTTCTGCTGACCGGAGGGAGAAATTCTTGGATTGGTGGAACGCTGCCATGATGGGGAGGATGCACCCGCATACCAGGGTGATCTTGATTGGGACGTTTTTGACCCCGCTCTGTACGATCAAAAAAATGTATGATAACGTGGATGGGCAATATGACGCATGGTGGAGGAAGAAGTTCGCAGCACTGGACGAAAAGGGTGAGTCTACCTGGCCGGCGAGATGGCCGACCGAAGTTATTCTTGAGCAGCGTCGTGAGATGGGTGACAAGGCTTTTCTCGCGGAGAAAATGAATGAGCCGATCTTTGGTGAAGATCACATCGTTCGACCAGAATGGATTAAACGCTACAAGACCCTGCCGGAGAATTTGTTTGTCATTACCTCCTTCGATTCCTCGTCCGGTCAGTCAAAGGAGGTTGGGGATTATTGTGCTCATACTACTTGGGGCTTGAAATTTTCAAAAGAAGACCCGCCTGGTGATATTTACCTGTTAGACAACGATCGTGGCAAGTGGCCGCTCTATGACAAGATACGGGTGCTATTCGACAAGGACGAGCAGTTTAACCCAACCGAAAATCTTATCGAGAGCGACGCTTACGGGAATGAGTTAAAGGAAGCACTGACCAAAGAAGCAGGCAGGCGTGGAAAGTTTTTCCCTAAGCGCCTGGTGATCCCGGACAAAAATAAGGCTCGTCGCCTGATGGCCGTGACTGATCTTTTTCAGAAGGGCAAAGTTTGGTTCCCGGAACGAGGGGCGGAGCGGGTCATTGATGAGCTCCTACAGTTTTCGGCTACCCATGAGATCGACCATGATGACTACGTGGATTCGACCAGTCAGGCTTTGAGATACCTACGCAGACAGAGGCAGAGAAGTAGAAGCAGAAAGTACATAGACCGACCGTTTAACCGGCGCAAGCCGAACTTAGCGGGGAGGTTAGTATAAGGGGGGGACGGAATTGCCACAATCAGAAAATTACATAAGGGACGTTGATGTTGACAACGAACCTGACGAAAAACTTGTAGCCCAGAAGATTACTTCGGTAATCCAGAAGTCCAGGAGTGACTGGCGGGAGTTCAAGAACCTCTGTACCGAACTCTATTTTGATTTTCTGGCTTACAAGGAATCCATTGACGATAAGACTAAATCCAATACCTTCATCCCCCAATCCTACGTTGATATTCAGGTCAACAAGGCCCGCCTGAAGAAACTAATAACCATGGTCAAGCCGTATGCCCGCGTCAAGCCCATGCCCTTTGACCCGGCCCTGAGTTTTCGGCTTTCCCACTGGGCCTCACACATGCTGGATGAGGCCGACTTTGAGAAGTTCCTGGATATTCTGATTCAGGATGCCCTGACCTATCCCGGCGCTATCTTCCAGGCCAGTTGGGGGGTTGAATACAAAAACCTTCCGGCTTTCGACGAGCAGGAAATCTTTCCGGGGGCCAGTATCAGGCAGGCCAGATTTGAAATAGACCCCGACAAACCCTGGAATCCTGAGAGCGGACAACCGCCACCTATACGGCGAGCCTTTGAGAACCAGGAAGTCAGGGAAGGGTTGTTCTTAGAGAACATCAACATTCAGGATTTCTATCTGCCAGGAAACTCACGGGAGGCCGAGACGGACCCGTGGGCGGGTAAAATCTACAGTACGGATTTGGTTAGCCTCTCCCGCACCATCAACCCGGACGGTAGCCCTAAATACATGAATTTAGAAAAGCTGGGTGAGGTTGGGGAAACCAAGCGGGGGGATACCGCAGAAACGACCCGGATGAAACAGCCGGTACAACGAGACCACCCTAAAATTGATACGTTCGGGAAGACTCTGGATATAATCGAGTTCGTCACCGACGACCATATTTTTCATGTGCCGGAGGGTGCGGATTTCCTGATCTTAAAAGAGAGGAACCCGTACAGACGCAAGCCCTATCATATCGCCAGGGTGGAGCAGTTGAACGGGGAGCCGTTCGGCTTCTGCCCCAACCGGGCTAACCATTTGATGACCCGGACTTACAATGAGATCGTGGACATAATCATGGATCAGTTGTTCTTAGAGGATAACAAGTCTTTCGTTATCAATGAGGAGCGGATAGACGATTTTGAGGTAGGCGCCACTCAGGGGAACCTGATCCATGTAAAACAACTTGAACCTGGCGAGGATGTCAGAAGTAATATCTTTGCGCTTGAGACCAGGGCTATCACCACGGAAGTTTTCCCTCTTTTGAAGATGTTTGATGATATGCACCAGGTAACGGCTGCCCGGAGCAATATGGCTGCCGGGATGCCAGTACAGGGTGTCGAGACAGCTTACGAAACTGCCCGGATAGAGGAGGGGGAGGGTCATCGGATATTGGACATGGCCTCCAACCTGATAAACACGGCGCTCAGACCAATGTTAGATGACCTGTTTCATCTTGCCCAGATCAATTACGCCCAAGGGAACCCCATCGAGATACTAAACGACCAGGGTGGGTTTGCGGAGAAACTGCCCTACGGTGTGGAGAACCCATTCGTCGTCGGGCCGTCCGAATTATACGGGGCCAAGCTGACCTACCACTTTGACTTTATTGGCAAGGAGCGGCGCAAGATCGAGGAGCGGGCGGCCATTATCAACTTGCTTCAGGTCTGGGGTAATATGGTCAACATCGACCCTGTTTCCGTTCTGCTGATGAAGAAGCTGCTTATCAACTTTGACATGGAGGATACGGCCAAGATTGATGAAGCTCTAAATCAGTCCATTCAGTTGAGGCTGATGATCCAGCAGGCCGAGATGCAGGCCAAGAACCAGCCGGAAAAGGGGCAATCCGATAAGCAGGGATCGGTTCATAAAAGCATGAACGTGACGGCAAATACCGGGAATTCACGAAAACCAGCGGGGGTGTAAGATGCCATTCAAAAAAGGAGGTGTCCATGTCCATGTTTCGTAACTGGGAAGAACATCAAGCCTACCATTTTGGGGAGGCCCAGAGAATACAGGGTGAATTAGACAAGCTTGGGGTGGAATTCTCTGCGGGTGGGCCAGTTAGGACAATTCTTCAGCGGCGAATTCACCAAGAATACCAGAGAGCACAGTCTATCACAAAGCCCACCAGTAAATGTGATTGTTGGGAGAGCAAATAGATGAGCACCAATCCACGCGGCCAGCACGAAATTCACAGGTATACCAGGAAGAAAGAAGCTGAAAGCCTCAAAGCGGTGCAGCAGAATTTAACCGAAACGGAGGTGGTGGGGATTATACAATGGGCTGATCTGCCCGAAACGAAAAAGTTTAGGAAGTTTATCACCACGCAAGAGGCCGTTGTTGACAAAAAGCTCAGGGCCAACGATTGGGATTTTGAGACTGGCCGGGGCTTGTGTTTCCTGCTTAACTATCTGGGAATCTTGGACAGGTATGTTGGGGGGGCGAAAAGAGTCCATAAAAAAATCCAAGATATAAACCTAAGAAAACAGTCCAAGGAGGGCTAAACTCATGGCAGAACCGAAGGCAAAACCGCCTCCTCCGACCGAGGTACTCCCAGGCCCTCAGCGGCCAGTAACCGCTGGGGACATGGCACCTCCTAAGGGGGAATTCGCGCCGCCGCCTCCTGTCGAGCCACCACCGGAGTCTCCACCTACGGAGGCTCCACCACAGGAACCGATCGAACAACCATTTGAGTTCGAGGAACCACCAGGGGAACTTCCACCGGAGGAACCACCGCCTGACGAAGACCCGCAGATAACCGAAGCCAAGCGCAAAATGCACGAGGCCACACAGGAGCTTGCCGAGAACAAGAAGCTGCTTGATGCAGTTTTACGGCAACAGGAACTGGGGTCTATGACCCCGCAGGCTCCTCAGATGCCGGGGCCGCCGAGGGAATTCTTCGATCCCAAGCCAAGTCAGGAAGAGCTTGCCGATCCCAACTTCTTTCAGAGGTACGTTCAGCGACAACTGGATGCAAGGGACTACGGACGAGCCCAAGAAGAGATGGTGCGGGATATGCGGGATTTTACTAAAGACAACCCGGACTGGCAGAAATTCTATCCGACCATGATTCAGATCAAGAACGAAGACCCTTATGCCTATCAGTCACCAGGCAGCGTGAAGAGTCTTTATAGTCGGGCAAAGGAGCGGGTCGAATTCCAGAATCTTCAGACTAAACTACGGGAGATTCAGGGTCAGTCGGTACAAGCTGGGGCCAACATCCAGGCGACCAAGGCCAATCGACCCTTTGCAGCCCCCAGAACCAAGGGGGCCGCTGGTGTTCCGGCGCAGAAAGCCACGATGCCGCCTGATTTTCATACCTGGGATACGGCCAAGCAGGAACAGTGGTTGAAGGATAACAACCTGTGGAAAGCAGACATTTATTAACCATTCACAGGAATTAGTTAGGGGGGAATTAAATTGGCAGCACCACAAGTAACTGGTACTTATGGGACTGGTATAGGCCCGCAGCATACTTACGTTGTGAAGAAGCTGTTGGATTATGCCAAGCCCATGATGCCGTTGCATACTTATGCAACAAAGAAGTTCATACCGCTCAATTCAGGGAAGATCGCACAGTTCACCAGGGTCATGCACTTAGATCCTGTGACCAGCGCTGGTAGTGAGGGGGCGGCTCTTACCATGAAAGAGCCTTACGCTCAGGACTTCACTGCTACCGTGGCCGAATGGGAGAATGGAATCTCCGTCTCGACTCTCTTGGATGATACCTTCATTACTCCAGCCCTGGTAGCGTATCTGGAAATCCTGGGTATCAACCTGGGTGAGAGCATGCAGTTGGAGCTTTACAAAACGCTCTGGGGGCCAAACCTGGATGCGAGTACGCAGGATGCGGCCATTGGTTGTATCCCGTTGATTTTCGATGAGAGCCAACTCTCAACCAACAACATGAATGTGCTTTGCACCACGTCGGGCAGTACCACCACCTTCGTTTCGACCACGCTCTACACCGGAAACGGCGCGCTCAACGACAGCTACATCGGTGGCGGATTCATGGTCATTGACCCCAAGAGTCCACTGTACGGAAAGGGACGCAGGATTTCGGACTCCACTTCCAGCACGGGTATTTTGACCACCACCTTTGCAGCCACACCTGCTATCCCTTGGGGATCGTATGACGGAACAACGTCATCCGATACGACCGAGGCGTACTGCTCCAACTTTGGAACGGCGGCAGGATCGACCTATCCTGCCCTGGGCTTAACTCAGGGTACGGATATTCTCAATGCCGTTGCGCTCCGAAAGGCGGACATGATTTTGCGGAAGTGTTCCGCACCACCCATGAGTGGGCCATACTATGTCGCGTTGGCGGGGCCGAAGGACTACTCTGACCTGCTTTCCGATAGCGATAGTCCGGGTGGGTTCTTGGACAGCAACAGGTACACCAACCCCCAGCCGATTTTCGAGAACGAGATCGGTAGGATTGGGGGTTGCATAGTTGTCCTGGACACCAGGCCCTACCACTTGGACGAGACGGCAAGTGCGACCACCATTGGCGACTATGCCGCAGGTGGTAAGTTGGGATTCACTCCGGTTCTCGGTAAGGGTGCATTTGGTTGTGTTGGCTTGCAGGGACAGTTAGCGACGGGTCAATCCGATACTAACGTCATTATCAAACGACCTGGCCCGCAGACTACCAGCGATCCGACCAACAAGTTCTGTACCGCAGCTTGGAAGACCACCTTTGCACGGCTTTCACTTGACGGAACAAGGGCGGTAGGAATAATCACTTATCCGACCGAACTGTAGTCATCATCTCTCCGGGGCGGGTGGAGGCTCGCCCCGGAGAACTAAAGGAGAGAACATGAAGAAATCTTTTTGGGGTGCGGTGCTGATTGTACTGTGTCTATTCAGTGTGACCCTAATGGGGGATATATGGGCGGATGGGACTACGGCCAATATGCACCCCGGCTCTGATATAACCCACAGTGAGGACGACCCATACACCCAATTATATCAATGTCGTCTGGATTCCGGCTATGCGAGGCTTGAAGCAACCGAAGGTTGGAATGGTTCGGCAGCCGGCGACTCGGCACAGTTTATCGGGGAATGGAACACTAATTGGACGCGCCTACCCTTCGGAGCAATAGGCTTTACTTACATGTTGCGGTTGACTGCGGTTGACACCACCCACGGGATAGACGACAACGACAGTATTTGGATTTCGGTCGAGACATCATCCAATCCAAATAGTTGGTCTCCCAATATCAACACCATCCACGAATTTGCCTTTGCGCTGGACACGGTTACGAAGTACAAGCACTTCCCGCCCGATTCGGCTCTTGTGCAGGCGCAATTTGGTTTTGTCAGAACCGAGATAGTTTACCATGCGTGGCAGGACAGTGCTATGGGATTTTTCGACTCCCTAACTCATACGCCGATGTATCTGGAAGAAACCATAATCCCTATAAAGTAGGGGCTAAATGCTGCTGCCGGAATGTTGGAAGAGGAGAATACCGGGATTAAACCAAGACGTGATCTTGGCGCTCGAAAAGCTCCTGAATAAGAAGTCAAAGGTTTTTGAGTTTGGCACCGGTGGTTCGACGGTCTGGTTGGCGAAAAGAGTGGGAGAGCTTGTTTCCGTCGAATACGATCCCAAATGGTTCAAGGTTTTGTGTGATGGCGTCAATATGGATTTCGGGGGTACTCCCAAGCACGTAAAACTTAACCTGAAATCGGGTACGCAGCACAACCTATGGATAATATCGGAGACGACACGCCAGCGCATAGGGATGGATTTCATCGAGAGCATTACTCCCTACCCTGACGATTATTTCGATGTGGTTTTGGTGGATGGCAGGGCGCGGGTTTCCTGTATGCTAAATGCTCGCCGGAAAGTTAAGCCGGGTGGCACGATCATTCTGGATGATTCACAGCGAGCACACTACCAACACGGAATCGGACAGATGGCCGATTGGGAGTCGCGTTATTTTGGAGATCAGAAAAGGCAGGCTATCTTTTTTAAGAAAACTACGGCGGGCGCAACCGGGGGAATACCCCCTCACAATATAATGCTCTGTGTCAAAGTTTCCCCTGATCCAAAATGAAAGCTAAAGTTGTCATAATCGGGATAACGGATTGGGCCGGGTCGGCCTATCAGGCATGTCGGGCCATCAACTCGGTCGGAGAATTTGACTGTCGGACGATCAGTACCTTCAAGCACCCCTATGAGTATCCGCATGACATCGTGCTCCCGCTTTTCCCACGGATGGGGGGCAATCAGATGCGGGGTGAACAGTTATTGGTAGAGGCGATGAAGTTGGAAAACTACGCTTCGGCTGCGAGATTACTGGAAGAAGCTGACTTGATTCATCTATGGAATACCAATCCACTTAACCTGTCTTTTGTTTGTAACGCCCTACCCATCAATTATTCCAAACTCAAGATTTTAACCTGGACGGGTACGGATTACCGGGATTCCCATGAAGACATAAACAAGATGTCGTCACACGTTGGGACGTGGAAAACGACAGTACAAAATCCGTGCCTGAAGTTTCCCGATGAGATTGATTCGGTCTTTATCCCCCATGCCGTAGATGTGGACTCTTTACTGCCAGGTGGGGAACGTGAAAACTGGGTAGGAACCTATCGGGCCACACATAACCACGTTCCCAATATATCCGAGGAGATAGCGCAAATTACCGGGATTGTGGGTAAGTTTCCCAGCTGGTCGGTAGAGCTTGATTATAGTATGCCCCATTCGGAGAGGATTGAAAAACTGGCTCAATGCAGGGTCTTTGTGCAGGAATTAAGTACGCATGTTGGCTACTGGGGCAGATCGAGCCTTGAGGCTTGCGCTTTGGGTGTCCCGGTTATTCAGAACTGGACACAGGAGGCTATCGACCATTCCGAGGGCAAGCTGGGTGACGTGCCTATCGTCAAGGCCGATCCAGAAACCATCGAAGAAAAGCTGACCCGCTTTATTGAAGACGAGGTGTACCGAGATGCCGTGGGTGAAGATTGCCGGGAATGGGTGGCAGCCCACTACTCCTATCCGGTAGTTGGGCGGATGTACTCTGATCTTTACGAGGGTGTTCTATGAAATTTGAAGGTGCCAAAATACTGATAGCCATTCTGGACTATCCCTACTTAGAGACCGAGTGTGTCAACTCCATCATGGGCATGTGGCAGCACTCCAAGTGGGTATGCAAAAACGACGTGGAGTATTTCTTTAGCAACGGTACTTCCCCCGCCCGCGCCCACAACAACGCAATTTCTAAGTTTCTCGACCATCCCGGTCACTATAAGAGCCTGATGATAATAGGCCGGGATCATATTTTTAAGCCCGACACCCTGAAACTTTTATACGAAGCAAACAAGGACATTATCGCCGGGATTACAACCACCCGGTTCAAGTCAATACAGGAAATAGGCAAGCCGCTCTACAGTGTGGTGGCCGACTACAAGGACGGCGTACCCACCATGATGACGAAAGATGAGTGTTTGAAAAAAATGGAGAAAGAAGGAAACCAACCCTGGAAGGTTCCACTTTTGGGGAACGGTGTCTCCCTCTACAAAAGAAAGGTTTTTGAGAGGATGCCCGCACCCTGGTTTTATGAACCCCCCATGCCACCAGAGCAAGTTATGCCTGGTGATCTCCGGGGGACGCAGGGCTGTGACATTGTGTTTTGTGAGAATGCACGGAAACTTGGATTTGAACTGTGGGTACACCCGGTCGTGCAGTATGTCCACATAGGCCGGGGGTACAGCGCGGTCAACTACACTATGGAGTAGCAACCATGCCAATTTACGACTACAAGTGTCATTGTGGACACCACTCGGATAAGTTCGTTTGGCATTTAGATGACATGGTGTTTTGCCCTCTCTGCCATAAGCCCATGCAACGGCTTTTTACGGGTAGCTTTGCGGAACTGAAAAGTGCCCGGACTAAGCCCTATAGTTACAGCTATGATCCGAGAGAATGGAACTCCACGAAAGACTCCTTTGAGTCTTGCAAGAGCGATTTTGAGAGGGGCAAAACAGACGCTACCGAAGTCGATTATTGGAAGAAGGAAGTTGAGAAGGAAAACCCCAATCTGGTGATATAAATGGACAAGGATACACTTAGAAAAAATGTACGGGACATGTTTTCCCACTTGGACATTCGTGAAGAGCAGATGGTGGCTGCTGAGAAGGCGGCCTTCCTGGAGATGGCCCACTACATAGATTTGCCGGATGCCGAGGATGACGGCTCGAAGACCGTTACCGCCGGTACGAATAATTACACCCTGACCCTCGATAGTGGAAATGACATCGACCGGATAACCAGCGCCGTTTATGTGGGGTCGAGTACACAGATGCCCCTGGAGGAATGGGGGATTCGCAGATATAGATACCACTACTACGGGACGGCTTCGGGCAGTAGGGCCGGGACACCGTATGCCTTCTGCTATTACAACGACGAGATGCTGATATGGAAGGTGGGGTCTGGGACGGTCTACTTCACCTGCCAACAGGTTCTCTCGGATTTGACCGATTTCCCCACCAACCATTATCCCCTGATGATAGCCCTGATGACAAAGCGATTATACAAGCCGGGTACGAGTGAATGGTGGGCGGCGAGACGAGACTCGTTGGATTTGATTAAATCCTACAAGGGCCGGATGCACCCCAAGAAAGATGTTATGGAGATAGGCAGACTAAGGGCCAATAGAATGAAGGGACTAAATGAACTTATCTAAAATCACGATCTTTTTGCTAATACTGTTACTTCCGGCAATCGCCCTGGCTGGCTACAATGTCAAGACTTGCTCAACTCTGCAAGCCGAGGTACGGTACTGTTTGGCTACCGATGCCGACCCGTACCACCCGAACGACACCCTGAAAGCCTTTATCAATATCGCCTGTCGAGAGGTGGCCTCTTATGGTACGATTATCAAGATGGACTCGGTGGTTGTAGAGGCTGAAGATATGATCGAAGACTTGAACGATGATGTACTTGAAGTTGTTGCGGTCTTCCCCTGCACCGCCACAGCTTCACAGGCTCTTGAACGAATACCCTTCAGGCTATGGGGTCGGGTAGGTGGAGCTATCGGGTTATCGAAAACCGAATTCTATGCCTTTCAGCCACAGAACAAGTTTGTAGGCGGGGATTGTTATACGCCGAAGCTCTGGCTTTATCCCGAATGGTCGGAGGCAGAGGACACCCTGACGGTGGTATACTACGCTCAGGCTAACGAGCTTTCTTCTGCCACCGACACGACCCTGATCCCCTATCAGTATACGCCCCTGGTGGTTTACTACGCCGTGGCGTTGTCTCTTGCCCGTGCTGGAGACTACAATAAGCCCAACTGGTGGTTTGCCCTGTACGACAAGACACGGGCACAGAAGGGGCTACTCAGGCAGTTGGACTATATCATTCATCCAAAGGAAATCAATAAGTGAGACATTTTGTCCCATTATTTGTCATAATCGTCATTCTTGCATCCATGGTTGCCCCCATGGTACAGGCACAGGAACAGGGAAAACTCCCGTCCGTGCCTGTGAATGAAGGTTGGGTGGTGGTTGATAAGTTCGGGGGTATGAACACCTACTTTCCGGCAGACAAGCTCCCGCCGGAAGTAGGCCAGAACGTGACCAATTTTTTGCCCTATGGAATCTACTGGCTGGGCAAGAGGAGCGGTTACAGGAAAATCTATTTCACTCAGAAGGGTTCGGTCTATGGGCTGGCGGTTGCGGACTCGGTCAACAGTAAGTCTCGGCTGGTGGTTGTGGGGGACGATGATCTGTATTTCACAGATTCAGATTATGACTGGGAATTGCAGGACTTTGGGAACACCACCGCCGAGGCTACTTATTTTACCTCTACTCCATTCGGTCTGGTGATCTCGAACGACGGGTCAGATTCGACAAGACTCTGGGACGGTATCTCTACGACCAGCATAAAGGCATTGGGGATATGCGAGGCTGGAACAGGAGACTCTGCCCTGACTATTTCTTCCGACACATTACGGCTAATTGATAACAGTCAGGCGTGGGCGTCGGATGAATGGATCGGCTACTGGCTTCTTGAGACTGGGGCTGACAGTATATTCAAGATCATTGATAATTGGGTCTGCTCCTTAGACTATGTGATGTTGGGGAACAACGATACAGTAGGCGAAGGGAGCGCCTATTCGATTGTCTCCCGACCCGATTCTTGTCATGTCTGGAGCCAGCGAAACGACTCAGCACTGGTTTTTCCGAGAGGACAGGCGACGGCCTACTGTTACGATAGGCTCTTTGTCTCATCCAAAAAGTATCCCTGGCGTATCTGGTATTCTCAAGTTCGTCTGGTAAACTGTATCGACATAGATGCCTTCATCAACTTAGACATGGATGCTCATGACAAGATTCAGGCCATGCGGGTTTTCAACAATCACCTGATAGTTTTTGGCGAACATTCTACCTACGGGGTTGATAATAGCTTGGTTGCATATCCCATCAGTAAAGCTGTCGGATGCGCCGCACCCAAGACTATTGCGGTAGGTGACGATTATATCTACTTCCTTTCGCATCGTGGGCTTTACAGGTTCAAGGGGAATATGTACGGCTCTTTTTCCTATAACTTTCAGAAAATCTCCGATCCCATCACCGGCAGCATTGATGCCATAGATGCCAGCAACTTGCCTAACTGCGGTGGGATGTATACAGACAAGCAATACTGGTTCAGCCATCATCCTGATTCTTGTTGGGTATTCGATGAGAGAACGGAACAGTGGTATCGCCAGACTTTCGGCTTTAGCGATGGCCTTGCCTCTAAGGGCGCGTTCTACGATGTGTGGAATGAATATCTGGTGCCAAATACAGATGACGGTACGAATGAATGGACTCCCAGCACTGCATCAGATCACCATGAACTTATAGACGAGGTGGATGTTATCACCACCTATCTCTCTACAACGGTAAGCGACGAGGAAGAACACTGGGGTATGACAAATACTACCCAGTTTCTCACCGGGGGAACCGTTGATAGGGTTAGCATCACCGTTTGTGGTAAGAGCGGGTATCCCTGGAATGAGCCAGATTTACACCTTTTTGTCTCTGCCAACCCAACGGGTGCGCCGGATTCAAGGGACACGTCTTCTCTCGGTATGCTGAGCGACTTCCCGACATCATGGACGAGCAAGACCCTTGATGCTACCACCAATCCGGTGACAGGCGCCGCGTGGACGAAGGGGGATTTAGATTCCCTAATCTTGGCAGTCAGGTACGACCCACCAACCGGAGCTATCGAACTGTTTATAGCGTGGGTTAAGGTCACAATTAAATATACCGGGCAGGCCAGCTCTGGAACATTTCTTTTTGCTCTACCCGACAAGAATTTTGTATATGAGTACGGCGGGACATTCACAGATGACACCTCTTCAGCTTCAGGTGAGGTTTACGGGGCTACGGTTACGGCCACCTATCAATCCGGCTGGTTTCAGACCGGCCTACCCATCGAACAGTATCAGATGCGGGAACTTTGGATAGACAAGGACGCCGATGGGGATGTGACGGCTTACCTGTACAGCGACCGTTCCACAACGGCTGATGACACGATTACTTACTCATCCACCAGCGATGCCGCCGAGCTTGAATGGCCGACACCCCGAACTGCTGGACATGACTTTTCGATAAAACTTGAGACTACCGCCGACTCTTGTTTCCTCAAGGGTTGGGGGGCTTTGATAAGAAACTTTGGTAAGAGGAAAGACTAAGGGGGGGGATGTAAATGGCTACGTGGCCGAACAGGAATTACGGGCAGGGTACAAAATGGGGGCCGGGTGGTGCGCCCGAAGGTGGCTGGACTTGGGAATGGCTGATGAGTTTGCCGGAGGAGCAGCGCCGAATGGCTATGTCATGGGCTTTAAGCCAGCAGCAATATGGGCTTGCCCAAGACAGAGCGGGTGGTGGTGG